GCGCTCGCACGCGTCCAGCAGCGCGCGGTGTCCTCGTACGTCGCGATCTGGAAGTGCTCGCGGACGCGCGTTGCTGCGTCCTGCTCTGCGGTCAGCGCCTCTGTGATTCCAGCGCCAATCGAGCTGTCGCCGTCGTGCAAGTCGTTGCGCGCGTCGATCGAAGGCAGCAGCAGACCGACCTCGTTGAGCTCCGGTCGCAGGGTGCCCACGGGCAGCTCGAGCAACGTCACCTGCGCCGCGCCCGAGTGCGAGTAAGAGCCGCTCTGCGAGATCGTCACGGGCACGTCGTACACGGCGTCCGCCACGTCCCCCGCAGCGCCCAGGTGGATCAGCGCTGCGTACTGCTGACGCGCGACGCGAAACGGGTCTTGCTGGAGCAGCGCCGTTGTCCCGTCGATTGGGCCAAGCGACCCAAGCCACGGGTCCGCAATCACCCCGCCACCCGAGGGAGCCGTCACCGAGACGCGCGCGAATCGATCGCCCGAGAGCGAGCGACCCACGACGTTGACCACGGGCGCCTCGTTGAGGTCGACCACGACGAGCGCGAGCCGACAGCCAGGCGACGGACGCCACTGCAACGGGATCGTCACCGTGCTCGTGGTCGCGGGGTTGATCGCGTGCACGCGCAGCGAGGCAACGTGCGGCAGCGCGCGGCCGAGAAGGAACGCGAGCTGCGAGGCCCACACGCGACCAACGGCAGCGGCGCTCACGGGAGCAGCCACGAGGTGCGTGCGTAGCTCCGAGGGCGTCGGTTGAGTCGGAACGAGCGTTGGCACTATCGGACCTCGCCGGCGGTGATGGAGTAGATCGAGCTCGAGCCCGAGGCGCTGTACCAGCCGACCCAGAGCGCGACCGGAGCGACGAGCGATTGCTCTGGGTCTGCGCCGTCGGGGCGCCGAGCTGCGCAGCGCTGCAAGGCCGCGGCGGGCGAGACCTCGACGTCGAGCGAGTAGACCGCGCGCCCGCCGGTGATCGAGAGCGATGCGAATCCCAGGTTGTTAGGGCCTGGGATATCCGTCGGCGGCGTGAGGCACACGAGCAGCGTGAGCGCCGTTGCGTCCGCGTCGACCGACACCCGCACGTTGCGCCACGAGGGAGCCTCGCCCGCCGTCTCGCGATCGCGGATCAACAGAAACGGTCCGAAGCGCTGCGCGGTCTGCATGTCCCACGCGATCGTGGTGATCCCGCTGTAGCTCCCTGGATCGCGGCGATCCTCGAGCTCGGTCCCGCTGTGCGTGTATCCGCGCGTCGCGTTCGCTACGGTCCCTGGCCCGAGCGACGTCACCCAGCGCCGCACGCTCTCGCGCTGCAAGTGCGCGAGGTTCGACGACAAGACGTGCGCGAGACCTGCGTCAACCCAGCGCCCGTCGCGCCATTCGGTCGCGGTGGGCGTGCGGAGTCGACGGTTTTGCGGAAGTCGTTCACCTGTCAGGGGCATGTGTTACCGTCTGGTCGCCGGGGTGGCCTCGGCGGGAGGTTGTTTGCAGTGAGTGAAAAAGGACCCAGCGCCGAAGAGTTGGCGCGAGCGATCGTCGCCGAGCAGGAACGCGTTCGAGGCAAGCGCGGCTCATCGCTTTCGAATTGGCTCGGGTGGGGCGGGATGCTGCTCGTGGCGCCGGTTGGATTGTTCGTGTGGGCGACGACCGATCAGGCCCTGGGCTCGATGATTTGCGGCGCTTCGTTTCTGCTCGTGATCATCGGAGCCATCATCGGCACCGTGTCGAAGCCCGCAGCGTGACGTTGACGACCGCGCAACCATCCGTACCCTGCGCTGCCATGAGTCGACTGGGTGCGATCGTGGCGGCGCTGGCGTTGGTTGTTGCGGGCTGTGCGCCGCCCGTGGTCGGCGGGACGTGGCGCACCGGCCCGGTTGCTCCTGCGGGGGCTGGTCTTGTGGCCGCAGACGTCACGCTGGAGTTCGTGGACGGTGCGACGGTGCGCGCCTCTGTGGTGCAAGGCGGCGCAAGCGGATGCCCCGAGCGCTACAGTCACAGCGTCGCGGGAACGTGGCTGGTGAACGCAAACGGCGAGGTCGTCGTCAACGTTCACTGCGATCACGAAGTAGATCACTGCGATCGAAGCGGCGGCGTCACGCGCACGTTCAACCTCTGCGGAGTGTTCGACGCGACGGTGTATCCCGGTCGGTTTGTCACGCGCGGTGACACGCTGGCGTCGCTCGCGCAGCCGAGCATCGTTCTCACGCGTCGCTAGGGAGCCCACTTGCGAGGCGGGCCGCTGCCCGCAACGGTGCGCGTGGTCTCGTCCGCGACGACCGCGAAGAGCCGCTGTGCTGTGACGGTCGAGCCGAGCGAAGTGAAAACCACGTCGACGATGGCGCCGCCCGCGATGATCGCCGCCCAGTTGGTTGGGGATGTCGGAATCGCCGCGGTTGCGGTGACCGTCGCCGACCCAGTGGAATTGCTCGCGACCGTGAACGTCTGCGCGGTGTGCGTCGCGGTGTCCCGCAACACCAGCTCGCACACGTACCCCGCGGCGAACCACCCCGCGCCGCGATCGTCGGCGACCCCGTCGTAGCCCGTCTCTGACGAGCCCGAGTAGTCGCTGATTGTGCCCGCGTACGCGCCCGCAAGCTGAATCACCGCGCCGCTGATCGACTCGACGCGAGCCGCGGGCGCGAAGCCGTAGACGATCGGCAGCGCGAGCAGCTCCAGTTCGAGCGTGTTCGTCGCGGGGTCTTCGTGGCGACCGATGATCACCGCGCGCTTTGCGTTGGCCCCCGAGAACTTCGACGTACCGCGGAAGTTCGGCGCGTTGCTGCTCTCGAAGGCCACGATCGCGCCGAGCGTGCATGACGAGAGAAACCGATCCGCAGGCACCGAGCCCGTGTAGATGAACAACTCGTCGCGCCAGCGACCCAGGATTTTGCCGAGCGCGAGCAGCGAGTACCCGATGGGGTCGTCAACGATGCGCGGGTCTTGCCGCGTGCTTTGCGTCGAGACCTTGAGCAGCGACTGCGTGCCGTATCGACCGAGCGCAACCGCGTCGCGCAACGTCATCGTGCGAAGCGGTGTTTCGAAAGCGACGTCGGTCACAAGCCCGTCGCCCGAGGGAGCAACGCTTTGCACGCTGCCCGCAACCCAATCACGCACGGTGATCGTCGCAGCCGGTGTCTCGGTCAGCGTCGGCGAGCGAAGGTCGATGATCCCGAGTCGCGCATCCGAGCCGACTGTGACGCAGCAACCACGCAACCGCGCCTCGCCCGCGACGTGTTCGCCCACCGTGACATTGCCGCTCGTGCGATACGTCACCGCGCCGATGTGATCGCGCGACGCTGCGCGGGCGCGGTCATACCCGTCCCAGCTCCAATTGCGCGAGTCGCTCCCGCTTGTCGCGTAGGAGTCGTCTTCGAGCAGTGAGCGGCACGCATCGAGCCAGTGCTCTGCGTCAATCCTGACAGCCGAGTAGAGCGGCAACGCCTCAGCGATCGGCAGGCCCGCGCGGTGCGCGTCCCACGCGATCGGCTGGGGTCGCGCGGTTGGGTCGCGCTGAATCACGCGGGAGAACGCGCGAAACGTTGTTGCTCCGCTCGATACTGTCGCGCCTAGTTGCGTGAATGTCGCGTCGTTGGTGACAACACCCGGCGTGCTCTGTCCCGTGGGGTCGAGCTCGAGCAATGCGTCGTCACCGAGTTCGCCCACAAGAACGGGTGTGATCGAAACGCCTGCGCGCGATCCTGCGATCGCCGCCCAGCTCGTCGTGGTCAGCCCGACGTGCGGACGAATCACCGTCGCGCGATCGTCGCCGCCGAGCGCAAACCCGGTGCGAACAAGAGCGCCGCGGTCGGGGACGCTCACACGCCAGACGTGCTCACGCGTGCCGCTGTTGTCGCTCGATGTAGCGACGACCTCTTCGCCGCCATAGCGCAGCGTCGCGCGCCCGAGGGTGAACGTTGCGAATCGCAGCGACACCAAGAGCTCCCCGCCCGTGTCGGTCGCCGCGTAGAAAACGTTGGTTGCTCCGAGAGACGTGAGCTGCGTCGCGAGCCGCGCGAGCGCCGCGTTGACTGCGGCCTGTCGACTCTGGTGGACGTAAGCCTTGTAGGTCGGCGGCGCGCTGTACGCGACCGCGCTGCGGTTGTCGTTCTCGACGACGATCGCAATCGCCGCGCTGTCGTAGCCCGTGAGCGTCGCGCTCGGGCGTGGGTTGCCCCACACGCTTGCCGCCTCTTGCTCCCACGCGTGCGCGCACTGGAGCACGAACGACGCGCCATTCGCCGCGACAACGGGCCCGGACCTGACGTAGCCCAACCACCGCAGCGTAGCGGCGATGCCGTTCACACGGTAGAGCCGCGCGCGCCTACCGCGCAGCGTGCACGGGTACGCGAAGAGCTCCGGTTGCAGCGCCTGCGCAGCATCGACCTCGATCGCTTCGGCCTTCGTTCCGAAGTACCCGCGGTCGACCTGCAACACGTTGCCCGCACGCGCGAACACACGCATGCACTCGCGGTTGATCCACACGAACGTGGGGAACGACGCGATCGCGCCGCCATTCGCGACGGTGATCGAGGTGTCGCCCACGAGCACGGGCGCGGTGAGGAACGTCAACGCGCTTTCGTCGAGCGTGCGCGTGAACTGGTCGGTTCCGCTGCCGTCAGTGTCGTGCACGATGAAGTCGAGCGCGCTCACCTCGACGTTGCCGTCGAGCGGTCGCAGCCGCTCCGAGATCACCGAGCGAACGGGCTGGAGATATCCGCGCTTGATCGCGATACCGAGCGGCGCGGCCCCGTCGGAGTACGACGAGACCGAGAACACACCACCGGTGCCCCACGCGTAGCGCGAGCCCTCGACCAACAACAGCCACTCGTCCGCGCTCACGGGATCACCACGGAGTCAGCACGCTCGAGCACGATCGCGATCGTGCGCCGCGCACGATACGTCGGCGCTTGCTCGGGCAGCGCAAACGGGCGCTCGTCGTACGTGCTCGGCGCCACGTAAACGGTTGAAATTGCGCTCGACGGCGCAAGCGATTGAAAGTCATCGGTGAACCCGAACGCGGTTTCGCCGTCGATCGAGTAGAGCGCGTCCACCCACGACTCCGCGCGCGCTGCGGCGAGCGTCGAGGGATTGGGAGCGACCGCAGCAGCGCTGCCAGCAAACGCTGTCTCCGACCACCACGCGGGCGAGAGGTATTCGCCCGCGGGATTGATCGACCACGCGCGAGGCACCCACAACGCGGAGAGCGAGCGCGACCAACGCACGAGCGAACCGCCGCGGCGATACACGCGCCCCGCCTCGTCCTGCGCTGCCGCGCTCGTGACGCTGGGCGTCCAGTCGGTGTCGCGCTCCGCCAGCGCCCACTGCACGAGGCCGAGCGGAGGATAGGCGCTCGTCGAGGCACCACCGGCGCTGATCGAGATCGACCCGACGAACCCCAGCGCGCGCGTGAGCGGTCCAGCCGCGATCGTCGAAGAGCCGGGGCCCGACCAAGACACCACGACGCGGCCCGTGTTGTCCTGCGTCACAGTGTACGTGCCGCCACCAGCCGCGGCGCTGAGCTGCGTTGCCGCGCGCGAGAGCAGCTCGATAGGGTCGGTCGTGCTCGCCCCTGTGCCGGTCGCAGGAGCGAGGCGCGGGCGCACGAAGAGCCCGATGCTGGCGGCGGTGACCGAGCGCAGAGCGCCACCAGCATCGGTCACCAGCGCGTCGAGCGCTGCGGTGAGCTGGTAGCTGCGCGCGAGCACGTATCGAGGACGGAGAGGCATCAGTATTCAATCCTGCGCGGTGCGCGCGTTCCGTCGTCGAGTCCCGACCGGCGCACCTGTCGGAGTGAGTTTCGCGCGTTCACTGCGTCGGTCACGCCCGATGGAACGAGCGAGGCGAGCACCACGGTCGTCGAGCCGAGGCCCTCTTTCCCGCCGCTCGTGAGAGAGCCGCTGCGCATGCCGCGCGCCGCGTTCGCGTCGCTGTTCGCGCTGGGTGTCGCAGGCTTGGGCTTCGCAGCCGCACCGGCGGCGCCGAGTGCAACACCGAGCCCGATGAGTCCAGCGCCGCCAGCGAGATACGCAGCGCCAAGCGGAGGCGCCTCGATCAACGCGGGGATCGCTTTGAAGAGCATCGCGGATCCTTCTTGGATCGCGACGTTTCCGAGAGTCGAGAGGGCTTTCGCGCCGAACGCTGCGAACGCTTCGCCCGCCGTCGCGCTGCCGTCTGCGATCGAGCTCCAAAGCTCCGCGAACCCGCTGGTGAGCTGCGGAAGCGCGGACTGCGCGAACGACAAGCCCGTCTGCAACCCGTCGAGCGGTTTGATGTCGCCATTGTCGTCGCGCTCGATTCCGAACAGCGCGCTGAAGCGACCGCCTGCGCTTTGCGATCGCGCAAGCCTGCGCGTCTCTCGGTCGCGTCCTGCGATGCGAGAGCGTCGAGCGCGTGCCTCGCGTGCGGCGAGTCCACCGCCCTCCTGCGTTGCTGCGATCTCGTCGAACAGCGCGCCGTCCTGCGACGCAGTGCGGTCGATTCCAAGCTCCGACGCAAGCGAGCCGCGACCGGCGCCAGCGAAGGGATCCTCGCGCGTTCGATCGCCGAACAGACTGAAAAACAGCTCGTCAACAGACCGCGGTCCCGAAGCCGCTCGAGCGACGCGGGTCATCGCGCGGCCTGCGCTCTCGGTCGCCTGGCTCGCGTCGCTGAGCTTCTCCTTCATCAGGTCGAGCTCGCGCACGACACGATTGGTCGCGGGAGCGCGCTTGCGCTGCTCTTCTTCGATCGCCGCGCTCATCAGTCCAAACGACTCGCGAGCGGCGCGGGCAAACGAGTTGTTGAGATCGTTGCTCGCGTCGTTGATCGCGCGCCCGGTGCTGAAATTCGCATCGAATCCAAACGCGGCTTCACCCGTGCGAACAGGTCCGGTGCCCCGTCGACTCGTCGAGTCGAGCGCGCGCGTGAGCGCCGTCAGCTCGCGATCGTCGGCGCGATTGAGTCCGTACCCGAGTCGATCTCTCAGCGCGTCGGGGATCGCCACGCCCGCTCGGTTGAGCCGGTTGAGCACCGCTTGCCTGCGGTCTTGCAGCATGCGGCGATCCGTGTCGGTCGCTCGCTGCCGGGCCACCTGCCGGTCTGTGTCGGGCTGTTCGACGATGTCGCGCCACGCGCGCGCAGCGGTGCCCGCGCCGTTCGCCGCGTCGATGAACTGCCGCAGCCCGCCGATTGCGACCTGTGCGGCAGAGTTGCCGATTCGTGCGAGCACGTCAGGCAAACGCGCGAGGTCCTCGTTTAGCGTTCGCGCTGCCGGAGAGACGCCACGAAAGCGCTCTTCGAGCAAGCGCGCCATGTTCGCGAGCGTCTCTGCGCTCGTCGTCGCCCGCGCCTGCGCGAGGTTCAGCTCAGAGAGTGCGTCTTCCGAGTTGTTGACGATTGCGTTGGTGAGCTTTTCGATGGCCTCGCTCGCGTCGTTGCCGGTGGCCTGCGCGTACTCGCGAGCAGCGCGCGTGAGCAGCGCGAGTTGCTGCGCGTTGACCCGCACGCCCGCGGCCTGGATCTGCCCTTGGAGAGTGAGCGCTTGCTGCGCGCTGAACGCTCCGTTGGTCGCGATCGATACCGCCTCGTACGCGCTGCCGAGCCTGCGGAGCGCTGCGTCCTGCTTCTCGGCCTGCGCGGCCACGGCAATGCTCGCGCCGGCAAGCCCGGCGAACGTAGCGCCCACCTTCGCGAAGGTTTCGCCAGCGTCCTTCCACGCTCCGGCGAGTTGCGCAAGGTCCGTGTTCGCGGCCTTCCACGCCTTCTGCGCAAGCGTGAGCTTGACCGTCTCTTTCTCGACGTCTTTGACGCCGGCCGAAATCTTGGCGAGCTCAGCGATCGCTTGCCGCGTCTCGACGTCGATCTCGATTTTGATCTGGTCAGCGCCCACGCTTGGTCTCCTGCTCTTCGCGCTCAGCGCGCAGACGATCGCTGTCCGCTGCGGCGACGACGTGCGCCGCGCGCACGAGCGCCACCGTTGGGTTTGCGTCGATCGCGTCCGGGCACCCTGCCTCGACGTATCGACGATAGGTCACCGCGCGCGTGATCTCGGGTTGCAGCGCGTGCCAGCGAGGACACGTGCGCAGCTGGCCGCGGTCCACGCCGACGAGTTCGGTCAGCGCGTCGAGCACCGCGAGCGCAGAGGGGTCGTCAGTCTCTCCGCAGTGGCCTGCCGCCGGACACGCCCACGACCGCTGCTGTTGCGCAGCGTGCTCGAGCATGGGGACGCGGTCCTCGTGGCGCTGCGCTCGGCGTGCGAGGTCGCACCCGCACTCGTGCGAACTCAGGCGCCCTTCGAAGAGGTCTGTCCCGACCCAGGCGCCAAGGCGAAAGGGGCGGTGGCCCACTCCGGGAGCGCGGCGCGTTGGAAGAGCGCGAAGCCGATCTCGCGCACCGCCTTGGTTCCGATCACCTGCGCGACGCGTTCGAAGGCATCCGCCTTCAACGCACGACGCCCGTCGCTGTCGGGCTTGTGGTAGTCCGCGTCGACGTCGAGCTTGATCCGCCCCTTGGGGTCGATCACATCGACCACGCACGCCGCAGCGAGCGACCAGAGCTCGTCACCGGTCGGTGCGTCAGGGTCTTCGACGAGACGATTGACCGCGCGCTGTCGCAGCGGCGCAAGCTCGAAGCGCAGCGGGGCCGCGCCCTCTTTGAGTCGCAGGTGCCGCTCGTCGCGCGTGACGCTGTAGACCTCGAAGAGCGTGCGTTTGCGCCCATCCGCGCACTCAACCTCTTGCGCCATCGCTTCGCGGTCGATCGCGGGATCTGTCACCGCGACGAGCACGAGCGGAAACCTTCCGAATTCACTCACGAGAACACCTCAACCCATCATCCAGAGGAACGGCGCGCGCGCCTGATCGGTCGTCGCCGACGATCCGAGACCGCCGCCGATGCCCTGAAACTTCAGCGTCGTCACGCCACGGTCGTTGCTGCCTGAGTCGTGGCTCGGGGTCTCCATGAGCGTTCCGTACATCACGATTGCGACGCAGCCGCGCGTGGTGCCCGAGCCCTGGTAGACGCAGTACACGAGCGCGTAAACCTGCGACGGATCCCAGCCCGTGCGATACGCGGGGTCGTTGCGCACGACCACGTCCGCGCTCGCGCTGAACGACGAGCGCATCACGGATGAGAGCCCCTCGACCGTCCCGCCCACGTCGGGCGTGAGCATCATTCCGGGCTCGACCTTGAACGAGATCGACTCGAACGGGACGTGTGCGCGGGTCGTGCTGCTCGCGAGCTGCAGGACCTGAAACGCTCGCACGCTCGCGAGGGGCGCGCTCATCGTCTGCGACGCCGGCGCCGTGCTGATCGACTGCGCGCTCGGGCCCGTCCACGGTCCGCCCGTGAGCGAAACACCGAAGCCCATCATCCCGTCGCGCGGCGTCTCGATCGTGAGACCCGCCACCGCGCAGGCGTTGTGCGTCCACTGCGACGCGGCGTTCTGCGCGCGCGCGTGCTGAAACGTCATGCTCTGCGTGCTCGTGTCCGTGGGGAAGTACGAGATGCATGCGAACACGTCCGCGCCGATGGCGGGCACGCCCGAGAGAGCGAAGAGCAACGTAAGAGCGTCGCCCGTGATCGACTTGATGATCGCGAACTCGTTCGCGCCCGAGACCGTCACGAGGATGCCGTCGCCCGCGTTGAACCGCGCGCCCTGCGTCGCGGTGACGTTGAGAACGGTGGTCGTGGAGCCAGCCACGATCTTCGAGCCCGCGTGGATCGACTCGCCACCGAGCGCGCCGAACAGAGGAACGCCCTGCCACGGACGCGTTGGCGTCGCGGCGTCGTTGATGCGCGCCGAGAGCGTGCGCGCGTCGAACGACATCGCGTTCTCGCAGCTCTTGTAGCCGAGCACGTCCGCCTCGCGCGAGACGATGTACGACTGCAGCGCGCCGTTGCTGACGACGTTGTCCTTCTCTTTGCGGGTCCCGCCGCGACGCGGAAACACGCGGGTCATCGTCGGCGTGGTGCCGAACACCGACTCGAGCCCCAGGTACGTCGCGCCCGTCGTCGTGATCTCGTTGTTCTGTGCCATCGTCTTTCGACCTCACGAGCGGCGGATGAGCACCCACCGCGCAGAATCCAGTGAATTGAGCAGTTCGCCGGTGGCGATGCCGACGCGCTTGTCGAGTCCCCGCGCGACTTTGCGAGCGAGCCATTGCGCGGTGAGCGGACGCAGCACCACGTCGTTGCCCTGCGCGGTGAACCGGAGGATCACCTGCGCGCGCCCGCCCTGCGCCGCGGCGTCGAGTAGCTTGCGCGCGTTCATCGTCGGCTCGAAGGCCAACTCCGCGCGCGCGAACCGCACCATGCTTTGTTGCAGCGCGGGCGTGATGCGCAGGAAGTTGCGCCCCTTGTTTGCCAGCCACGCGAGCTTCGCGGCGTCCTCGTCGCGCGACGGCTCGACGCGCAGCTCGTAGCGACCGCCGAGCTCCGACACCGCTTTCAGCGCAGCGTCGAGCGCGGGCGTCGAGCGTTTGAAGGTCGTCACGTCCAGCCCGCGTTGTTGTCGACGCACAGCACGACCGAGAACGCGGCGCGCGCGAGCGTGCGGCCCTCGGCGAGCTCGTCGACCGCGAGTGATCGCCGGACAATCGAGACGATCTCGACGCCGGTCATCCCGCCTTGCACCAGGTCACCCGTCGCGAGCGCGTTGGTGATCCGCGTCAAGTCGTTGTGCGCGCGGCGCCGCGCGTCGGCCACCGCCGCGTCTGCGGTCTCTCCCGCGTGCAGGAGCGCGAGCTTCGAGAGCTGCGACCCGCTGATGTATCCGGTCCACAGTTCGAGCGTGTGTGTCTCGATGCGGTCGGGATCGATGGTGTTGCGCTGCCCGTCCTCGTCCTCTGCCGCTGTCCAGCGCAGGAGAATCGAGCGATCGAACACGGCTCCCTCGAAGCGCGGATCGTCGAGCGGGACGAACGTGCGACGGAACGAGCGCGCGGGGATCGCCTCGCGCTGGGCGAGCGTGCCGAGCATCCCGTCGACGCCGCGCGCTCCGAAGAGCACCGCTGCGATGCGGCTTGTGACTGCGTCGAGTGGACCTGCCATCACGTCACCACGTCGGCTTCGACCACATCAAGGTAGAGCGAAAACTGCGTCACTCGCAGGCTCTCGACGCGGAACGCGATCGGCTCGCGCCCGATCTCGCCGTCGTCGTCATCCGAGAGCATGACGAGCGGTCGCGTCCCGCTCGTCGCTGCGACCGGGAAGAGGTCGAGCACACGAAAGCCACCCGCCCAGTGCTCGCGCGTGAGCGGTCCGATCGTGAACCGCCGGCGCGCAGGGCGTCCGTCGTACGCTGGCGCGATCGCACCGCCGCTCCACCCGGTCTGCTCTTTCGTGGGAGCAACCCGAGGGCGCGGCGCGATCTCTCGATCCTCGCTCACGTCGACGCCGTCCGTTCCGAACGGCTGCGTGCTGAGCTGAGCTCGGAGCGCCACACGCACGCGACGGAGCCCGAGAGCCTCGGGGATCGTCCGCACGTCGGCGGCGAGGGACAGCAGTTGTGCGCGCAGGGTCGTCATTCGAACACCACCTCTCGCGCTCTCGCGCGGCTGATTCGCGCTCGAAGCGCACCAGTTCGAACACCGACAGGCTGTCCCGCTCGGCCCTCGCGCCGCAGTTGGCGCACGTACGACGCCGAGCGAGGCTGCACGCGAATGTCCCCGTTCCCGCGCTCGAATCTGCGCTCGATCACGTCGAGGATCACCGGGGCCGCGGCGCGCTCGAGCTCGGTCTCCGCGGGCATCCTGCCGCGCGCTCCGAATCGAGCACGGAGTGCACGGGCCACGGTTTGCCGCAGCTGCACCGTCGGCTGCGTAAAGTCCCTGCCGCCGTCGGCAAGGTATTCGAGCAGCGCTGTGTACGACACGCCGCTCGGGTGGTTGCCGTCGAGCACGAGGCGGAAGCGCATCGCGCTCGTCCACTCGTAGATGCGCCGCTCGATCTGCGCTCGCGTCGCGCTCGCCGCTCGTGGGGAGTCGCTCGATAGCGCCTCGTCGACGGCAGTCGGTGTGGAGCGCGCGCGGTCCATCAATTGGTCCCTGTCGGCGGTTCGTGGTTCGGATCGGTCAGGAGCACGCCAAGCACAATGCCGAGCGCGAGCCCGACGAAGAGCGGCATGTCGCCAAACGGTTCTCCGTCGAGCCAGTGCACAATGCCGACGTCGGCGGCGAGCAGCACCGCGACGATCACGAAGAACAGCGCGATCACGGCTCAGCCCACACGTTGCCCGAGCGCGAGGGAGGATCGACACCGAGACACGCCGCGAGGTCCGCGACGAGCGACGCGTGCACGCTGCGCTTCTCGCTCAGACCGCGCGATGAGTCAGAGAGCTTGATGTCTTCGACTTCGAGCACGCCCGCGCGAGCGTAGTGCGTCGCGATCGCCGAGCGCGCAGCCTCGAGCTCCGCGAGGAGCGCGATCACCGTGGTCTCGCCCGTGGGCAGAAGTTCGTCGAGCGCAGTCTCGAACGAATGAATCAAGGCGCGCTCGTCGGGCACGCCGGAGACGGTGAACCCCAGCGCGTTCACCTGCGGGATGCGCAGGTGAACGCGAGCAAGCCTCCGCTGTTCAGCCGTGAGCGCCATAGCTACCCACGCCTGATCTCGTCGCCAGCGCGCACGAGCTTCCAGCCGAAGCGCTCGGCTTCGACTCGGAGAGCTTCGACCTCGCGCGCGATGGCGGCGCGCAGAGCATCTGCGTCCTTCTCGTCGTGCACATCGAAGAACCGCCACCCCTCGCAACTGCGAAGCACGGCAACGCGCGGTTGGTCTTCCTCGAGTTCGCCGCCAAGGTAGCGCACCGAGCCAAACGCGAACGCGACCACCTGCGATCGCAGGCACAGCGCAAACGTGCGCCACACCGGACGATCAAGCGCGGGCTCTGGCGTCGCAGCGGGAGCATCGCTCGGCGCATCGGGCGCTGCCTCTTCGGCCGCGGGCGCATCGCCGGTCTCTGCGTTCTCGATCGACTCCGCCTCGGCGCCCTCAGCGCTGGGCTTGTTCTTGTTCTTCGCCATCGCGTGTGCTCCTTGAATTCGTGGGCGGTCGCCCGGTGCTTGCACCCGGCGCAGACTGACTCTCGACCGCTGCCCCCTCGTGTCCCGACTACGCCGGGCCTGCCGTGTGAATCACCGCCGCGCGCTTGTAGCGCACGCTCGACCCGGTGCCATTGTTGATGTCCGACGGAGCGCACCACCCGAAGTTGCCGACCCAGCTCGCCTTCACCTGCCGGCCGAGCGCGTCGGTCGGAGCCTGGATCACCATGGCGAGGCCGTCGGTCATCTGCATGCGGAAGTGCGAGCCGCTCACGAACGGCTGACCGTGCGAGAGCAGCTCGATCTCGGGCTTGTACGCCTCGATCACCGCGCCGCCGCCGCCGACCATGAGCGATCGGTGAATGGTCGTCTGGTACGGCGCCAAGTTCGCGATGATCTTCGATTCGCTCTTCGGCTGACGCACGAAGATGATGCCGCCGTATCGACCGAGGATGCCGCTCTCGATCGATGGAGCGAGCCCGCCGCCGTTGACGGCGGTGCGGAACTCGGAGTCTGACATCAGGTCGTTCTCGACGTCCGAGTCGATGAAGCACATGTAATCCCCGCCCGGGAGTCCGTTGATCCCGGGCACGTTCTGCCCGCGCAGGCCCGCCGCTGCGGCGCGGAACGTGGCCATCGTCGAGGTGTCACCTGCGACGATCAGGCGATCCGTCGCGCGCGATCCCTGGCGGTAGATGGGGCTCGCGTCATCGCGCACCACCGCGTCGTACTGCGACCACGACTGCGCGCTCGAGAGCGTGATGGTGTTCGTTCCGAGGTTGACCGCGGTGTACGTGCGGGTGACGCCCGCGATCGTGAGCGTTCCGGGGTTGGTGCTCGACACCACCGTCACGACGCCGTTGACCACGGTCGTCTCGAATCCCGTCGCGTCGGCCACGACGAGCGCGGTGGAGGTCACGCCCGCCGCGGTCGCGAAGCTGTTTCCGCCGCCGTACGCCGCGAACGCGGTGTCGCGACGGATGCGGTTGATCGTCTGCAGGCCCGAGAACCCCAGCGAGTTGAGCCGCGGCTGAAACACGTTCGCCGCAGCGAGCATCGAGTCTGGCACCGGGATGTTCAGGCTGATGGCGTAGCTGTTCAGCGTGTAGCTGAATTGCTCCATCGACGCGGTCGCCGAGTTCGGCACGCTCATGCCGGTGGCGAGCAGCGCGTTCGCAGCGGTGCTCGGAGCGATCAACCCTTCGCGCGTGAGCGAGACAGTCTCGCCCATCCCGCTCGGGTGCAGGCGCTGCTGCACGACGGCATTCCAGAGGAGCGCCGGCCTGATCGATTCGAGCAGGTCTCGCTCGAGGACGCCCTGCTCGATGATCGCCGCGAGGGAACCGGTAAACGTTGCGATCGTCATGGTCTTGAATCTCCTGTGAGGGGTGAGCACCGCCCCTCACGGGCGAGCTCGATTGGACGTGTGATCAGCCCCCAGCGAGCACGCGCGCCTTGTGCGCGGCGTACTCCTCGGGGGTCATGTCTTTGACCGCCTTCGCGGGCGTCGGCTGCTTCGACGCAGGGGCAGTGCCTCCCGCGCGCGTCGTCGCGGGCTGCGCTGCAGCCACTGCGGCCTCGGCGAACAACCCCGTCGCCTTGGCCTTCGCCAACCACGCGAGGCGGTCGGCAGGGCTCTCCGGAGCGAGCGCGAGCAACGCGCGCTTCGCTTCGGGGATGAGCTTCTCTTCGGCCTCGAGCGTCGCGGCGATCGTCGCTTCGTACGACTTCGCCTTCGCCGCGAGCGGCGAGAGTTCTTCGAGCTGCTTCTGCAACCGCTGCTGCTCGGTGAGCTGCGCTTGCTCGGCCTTCGCCAGCGCTTCGAGCTTCGCTTTCGCGGTGTCGATCGAGTCGACGCCGAGCGATCCGAGCGCCGCTTTGAGCCCCGCGTCTCGCTCGCTCTTCAAGCGAGCTGCGAACTGCTCGGGGCTCATCGAGCGAAACTCTGCGCCGGGCTCGGGTTGAGCCTGTGCGGGCTGCGCTGTGGGTTGCGTGGGCTGGGCCTGTTGGGTCTGCTGTTCGGTCATGCGTCCTCTACGTCGGACTCACGCGCCGACGAGGCGGGGGACGGCGGCTGTGCCGCAGTGTTGGGGTTGGTCTCTCCGGCGCTCGGTGGCGTCGGTGGAGTCATTGGCGCTGGCTGCGGTTGGTCCTGCTCTTCGAGCGCGCGCAGCACGGCGGACGCGTCGCCGATTCCGAGCCGACGACACACCCACTTCACCGCGCTCTCGCGATCGAGCAATCGATCCGAAACGAGCAGCGAGGCGGTCGATGCCGCGGCGCTCTGCTCGGAGATCGTCGCCTCGAAGTGCTGGCCCCAGCCGAGGCACACGTTGCCGGCGGGGATCGCGAGCGGCGGGCGGATCGTCAGCGCGCCGGGTTGAGACAGCGGACCCGAGCGGACCGCGCTGAGAATCTGGCCGAGCAGCTCTTCGAGCGCAGCGCCGAACGTGGTGCGCAGCTCGCCGACGAGTTCGAGCATCGGTGCGTAGAGCAACTCCAACGCGACGCGCGAGTTCGCCGCTGCGAGCAGCTTGTCGGGGTCGGGCGAGACGATGCGAGTCGTTTCGAGCGCCCGCGCGCGCTGAGCGTTCGAGTGCTCCTCGGCGACGCCGAGCGACGACCCGTTCAACTCGAGCTGCGTGACGTCGGCGCCGTCGGTCTTCGAGGAGACCGAGACGGCAGGGCCGTCAGCCGTGCGCACGCGCGCCTCGTCTTGCTCGGTGAGCCCGAACCACACGCGGGTCGGGTCGAGGTTGTATCGGAGCGCGCGCGACTTCTGCGAGAGCGTGCGGTCGATGTCTTCGATCAAGTCTTCGACCCCCTCGAAAATCGACTCGCCATCGATCGCAGCCTCGTCTGCGTCGTCGAACGCTCTGACCCACACGCCGGGAACACGACCGAGCCCGTGCTCGACCTCGTCCGCGACGGTCCACACAGGCTCGCGCCCGCGGTCATCGACGGGCGCGTCGAGGTAGACGGTGTGCCGCTCGGCGTCCCACGTCTCGCGATGCCAGTAGTCGACGCAGCGCTCGACCACAGATCCGTCGCGAGCGGTCTCGCGCACGACCTTGGGGAACTTGTAGCGGAGTTCGAGCTCGATCAGTCGACCGGGGCGACGCGGATCGAACACGGGCGTGCAGTGCTGAGAGCGCAGCGGACGAAATTCGAGGTCGCCATCGACGACGCTCCACACCATGCACGCCGAGCCAGCGGCGCACCCGAGGCGCGACCACACGAGGCACTTGCGCCACAGGTGCGAGCGCTTCGCGAGGTCTTCGAGCCACTCGCCGATCTCTTTCTCGACGTCCTCGCCCGCCTCGTCCTGCGCGCTGTCCTCGGGCCCTTCGTCGACGAGTTCGAAGCCAAGGTGGGGCACGCGCCCTTCGCCGAAGAGCATCGACGTCACACGACGCACGCTCAGCTTCGGAAGGTCGTACTGCACCGAGGGCCGCTGGAATCGCAGCGGCGTGCGCTTCGCTCCCGGCGCGGTCTTGTCCCACGACGGAGCGAGCCCACGGCCCTCGTACTGCTCACCGCGGTAGAGCGCCTCGCGCGCGGCGATCATGCGCTCGCGCTCCTCGCGCAGAGGGCTCGCCACGCGCGTGACGACGCTCTGGCCCCACGCGACGACGCTGTCTGTGAATCGGTCGATGAGTCCCATCGTGGTCAGTCCATCCAGCCGTCGCCGACGTTGCCGCCACCGCGCCGCGGAGTAGCAACCTCTGCGAACGCGTCGGAGAGCGCGTCAGCCTGGTCGTCGTGTTCGACGTCCGGGAACGCCTCGAGCTCGTCGTGCAGCGCGTCGTTCCACCCTGCGCGCACGAGCGCGAGGTTGCCTGCGAGCGCGCGTGAACTGACCGGCCCGAACCGCGTCACCTTGTCCTTCGAAGGACGGCGCGCGCGGATCGTGAGGTGTGGGAACTCGCGCTGGTAGCTCGCGACCTGATCGACGCCCGCTTGACCGGGGTCCTGCGGGATCACGAACACCGTGCGCGGGTCGTGGCTGAGATCCGCAGCAGCGACAGCGCCGAAGCGCGTGCGCACCACCGAGGGATCACCGCGAAAGCGGGCCACGTCTTCAACCACAACGAGCCCCGAGCGAAGCAACGCGAGCCGCGCTCCGACGGAGTAGTCACCGTCTGTCGTCGCTCCGAAGTCCCACGCTCTCACGCGCGCAACAACCTCGTCGCGATCGGGGATGCCGTCGCGCACCTGAAGGCGAGCGCGGTCCCAGAAGTCTTTGCGTGCGGGGCGCGCGAGCCAGTCTCCCGAGAGGAGTTGCGCGCGCCGCACAGGGTCGAGCGAGAGGAGCTGCGCTCGGTACTCCTCGCCGACGTGCGGGTTATCCGACAGCGACGCGGGGATGAACGTTCGCGAGAGCGCGTCGGGCGTGCCCTGCGCTACCTCTTCGTCACCCGCGAACCAACGTTGCTCACCCGGTGTCGCGCGCCGCGGCGTCTTCGGGTCGAGCCACGACGCCCAGCGCTTGAACACCCACTCGTGCCCCGGTCCGCCGGGGTTCGTCGTGCTTCGCGTCCAGCGCGGGAGCGTGGGATCCGTCCCGCGGATGCGCGCGCGGATCTGCGTGTACTGCCGCTCGGTGAAGTGCGTGAGCTCGTCGAAGCACACGAGTTGAAACTCGTGGCCGTCGAAGCGGCTCACGTCGGTCTCGTGCTGGCAGTGCGTGAACCACACACGCGCGCCCGAGGGGAACACCCAACGGCCCGTGGTCTGGTTCAGCTTTCCGCCGAGCTTCGTGTAAAGCGCGAGGCTCTTCGAGAGCAGGTCGTCGAGTTGCGGCGTGTCCCTGCGGAGCACAAGCGCGTTGAACCGCGGGTTGTGCGCGAACCGCAGGGGAAGCGCGATCGTCGCCGCGCTCTTGCCGCCGCCGGCCGCTCCGCCGTACAGGACCTCGCTCGCGCTACTCGCCAGAAACCGAGTCTGCGGGCCGGGGTTCGGCTGCCACAGCACTTCCGGCGTCGTCGAGTGGGGGGAGGACAACGACCGCTGCATGGGTCTGCACTGGCCCGCCGTTGGGGCCGCTGATCTCGACGCGACGCGGCCCGACGTTGCCGGTCATCTCCGCGAGCAGACGAACCGCCGCGGCCATGCCCTTCGTGTCGGGGCCCTTCATGCTGCCCATTCGAGCGACGCGATACGTTTCGAGCGCCATGGCGCGCACGAGCTCGGCGTCCGCCTCGGGGCTGATCGCTCGGGACTTTGCGCGCTCGGCGAGCCGCCTGCGAACGATGAGCACGTACGAGCGAATCATCCTCTGGCTGCACCCCCAGAGCTTGCTCAGCTCGGCGCTGAACACACTCGGCGATTCCGCGTTGAGAATTCGCTGCTCGATCTCTTCGAGACGGCCCGCGGGGATCTTGCGCACGCGCGAGGAAGTTTGTGGAAGTTTGTCGTCGGCCATCGTGGCCGTCCTGCGCTCCGTGAGCGCCGTTCAGGGTCCGTCCGCCCTCCGTCGTCCGCGCGGCATACAGCACGCGTCGTCTCGCGGTGGGTCGATCGACAGCCCGAGTCCACCGCGCCGAGGGTGATGGGGAGGCGGCGCGGCGGGCTCGGATCGTCGAGCAGGACTCAGAGCGCGGAGAGAGGGATGCGATAGTCGCGCCCGTCGCCACCCT